TAATATTTTTATTTTTTATCATAAATAATATAATTCATTCCTTTATTAAAAAACCCTGAATTAATTATTTGTGTTGTAGGTTGAAAAACAGTATAGTTTCCAGAGGCAACCGTGGCAAAATCAGTGAAGCTCTTAGGAACTCCTCTGCTATAAAAAGTTTTACTTGTTCTAACAGGCATTATACATATACCATGGAATAAAAAAGAAATATAATATATTTCTTATTTATTTATTATTTATTTATTAATTTTATTTATTTATTAAATTTATTAATTTTATTTATTTATTAATTTTATTTACAAATATAGTGAATACAACGCACTACTAGTTGCGTCTTTATTAGTCTTAATTAACTTATCTACAATATCTTTCGTAACTGTAAATGGAAAGACTACCTTCAATGACATCTCCTCTTCAAACAAATTAGAGCCTGGTTTCATGAGGCGATACAAATTCAACTTTGTATAAATTATCTCTAAACATCTCTTCAAATTACGCACTCCGTCCTCCTTCATACAATAATTGTCAATAATATAGTGAATTGTTGCCTCTGGAATAGTAATATCTTCAATTGTGAACTTCACTTGTTCTCTTATTCTTGGCAATAAATAACTATTTGAAATAACTGTCTTTTGTTTTTGATTGTATCCCTTAGTCTGAATTCGATACATTCTATCTTTTAAAATAGGATTGACTTTGGACTCATCATTGTAGCTAAATATAAACAGACATTTGCTTAAATCAAAATCTATCTCAGCAAAATACTTGTCATGAAATTGCGAGTTTTGAGTAGTATCCGTCAAATGTGTCAAGATGCCGGCAATTTCCTCACCCTTTGGCGTCTCACTAATCTTATCAAGCTCGTCAAAATATATGACAGGATTCATACACTTGCTATCAATCAAGATTTGAACAATCTTACCCCACATTGAGCCTTCATATGTGTACCCGTGACCTTCTAAGAAACTGCTATCTGTTGCGCCTCCTAAAGCAATGAATGCGAATGGTCTATTTAGAATCTTGCTAATGCCTTCCTTAACTAGACTGGTTTTTCCAGTGCCAGGTGGTCCATGAATAGCAATTGCCGTGCCAACTGATTTAGGATTGGTAACTAGTTGTCCAAGCATCTGCATTATTTGCATCTTTGCGTCATTAAGTCCATAAACTGCGTCATCTAGTGTTTTCTGAGCATTAGCCATGAATTCGTGGCATTTTTCAACACCATCTTCAATGCGAATTGGCAAATCCTTAGTTTTTCCAAATGGTATACGCATAAATGTGTCGACCCAGTTCTTAATCTTGTAATATCCGCCACTGCCTGGCTCCATGTGTCTTAGAGTGCCAATCTTTTTCATAGCAGCGCCTTTGAAATTGACTGGAATATCAGCTTCTAATAAAGTGAGTCTGTATGGCTTCTCAATTCGAGTGACTTTATTAATTTCACGTAGTTCCTTAATGATTTTCTTTTGACCAGATGGTTCCATCTTTTCAAAGAACTCAAAATCGTTCATTGTGTTCTTGTCTCTCAATATGCGTCTGAAAATGCGGTCATTGCGGTCCTTTTCTTTTTGTAGCTTTTTCTGCTCCTTTTTCTTATTGACTAGCATCTTCTGATTACATAATTTAATACATTCAGATACAAGTCCAGTTGACTCGCCCTTTTCTTGTAATGTTTTTAGAACAGCTAATAAATCAATCTCCTCTTTTTTAGAAGTAGAAGTTAACTCAGGTTTTTCACTGGTAACCAATGTTATATTATTAGAGTTATTGGCATTATTAGCCAACTTTTTATCTGATTTTTTATCTGTCTTTTTATTTTTTACAAGTTCTTTTTTATCCTCTTCATCTTCATCCTCATCATCTTCAGTGTCCTCATCTGAACTAATTGGGTCGTCTTCATTTTCAGTAGGAGCATCACTATCATCATCGTCGTCTTCGTCATCAAAATAAGCTTCATATTCGTCAGCTAATTCATCTTCTTTGCTTACCTTGTCGGCGCCAATTGATAAGATAATGTTGAAGTTGCTTGATTTTTTCTGTTTTTTTCCAGCTGTTTTCTTAATAACCTCTTCCTCTTCTTCATCTGATTCTTCATTGTCATCATCATCGTCTTCATTATCATCCTCAGAAATAGTTTCATAATCGGCATCATCCTCAGAATCTTCAGAAATAGTTTCATAATCATCATCATCTTCAGAATCATCTTCTTCTTCTGATTCGTATATCTTACGACGCAAACGCTTAGATTTATGTCTACCATTTTTATCTATTTTGTTCTTTTTATTCTTTTTTAAAGACACATAATCAGAATCTGTCTCTTCCTCCTCTTCGTCTGATTCAGAAATATCTTCTGATTCTTCTTCGTATTTACTAGACTTTTTCTTATTCCTTTGGTCATTCTTTAAAACTTTCTTTAGTCTTTCACCCGCCTCAACTTTTTTATTAATATGTTTAGATGGAAACATCTTTGCTAAAAATTTTCTGTATTCATGTTGGTCAATTTCATCATCATCCTCATCATCAGATTCACTGTTATAATCACTATTATCCGAAGAATCGTCCTCAATCTGCTTTCTACGTCTATCCTCTACCTTCTTATCTTTCTTATCCTTCTTTACACTCTTATTATTAGTCATTTTAGTTTGTTCTCTTGGCATTTCTATGTTGGATATATTTCTTTTATAAATTATTTTTATATCCTATTTTTCAAATCAATTTTTTTTGTAAATGCTATTTTACATGTTTATAAAAATATTATAAAAACAATTTAAATACAAATTGTCAACAATTTGGTAAAAAATAAAATTGATTTGAAACAATCTAAATATTATTTATAGTATTATAATAAGAATGTCGCAAAGTTCCAGAAACATGAAAAATATTAATTGCTCCAAGATTATCGGCATCCAGTTTAGTATATTATCGCCCGAAGAAATTCGGAAAGGCTCTGTAGCCGAAATTACAAGTCGCGATACTTATATTAATAATAAGCCAGTAATTAATGGGCTATTTGACCCCAGGATGGGGGTTTTAGAACCTGGTTTAATCTGCCCTACAGATGGTTTAGATTATATGCAAACCCCGGGTTACTTTGGACATATTGAATTGGCGCGCCCCGTCTTCTACATTCAATATTTGTCTACTATTCAGAAGATTCTCCGCTGCGTTTGTTTCAAGTGTAGTAAATTATTAGTGTCAAAAGACAAATACAAACAAGCGCTTAAAATGTCATCGCAAGCTAGATGGAAATATGTATTTGAATTAAATAAAGACATTAAGCGATGTGGAGAAGATACTGAAGATGGTTGCGGTTGTTTGCAACCAAAGAAAATCAGAAAAGAAGGATTTGCTTCTTTGTATGCGGAGTGGACCAATAACAGTGAAGAAGGTGATGATAATATTGTTGTCCCATTGACACCTGAATTGGTTCTCAAAATATTCAAGCGCATTTCTGACGAGGATGTAACTTTTATGGGATTTAGTCCTTTATGGTCGCGCCCAGATTGGATGATATGTCAGGTTTTAGCAGTTCCACCTCCTGCTGTAAGACCTTCAGTAAAACACGATGCGCAACAGCGTTCTGAAGACGATTTGAGTCATATTCTTGTCAATATTATTAAGACTAATAAGACGCTTCAAGACAAGATACAGAATAATGCGCCTGAAAATGTTGTAAATGATTGGACGACTGTTTTACAGTATCATGTTGCCAGTCAGGTTGATAATAAGTTGCCGGGTTCTAATCCTGTTGCTCAACGTTCTGGCAGACCATTGAAGTCTATTAAGGACAGATTGAATGGCAAGGGTGGCAGAATGAGAGGCAATTTGATGGCTAAACGTGTTGATTTTAGTGCGCGTTCAGTCATCACTGCGGACCCGAATATTTCAATTAGAGAGCTTGGTATTCCTATGAAAATAGCGAAAAATATTACCAAGCCTGTAAGGGTAAATCGTGTAAATAAAGCTTTCTTGACGAAATTAGTGCAAAACGGACCCGATGTGTGGCCCGGTGCTAAGATTCTGGAAAAGAAGAATGGCGAATCTATTACATTGAAATACCTTGATAGGAAGTCGATTGTCTTGGAAGAGGGCGACACTGTTCATCGTCATATGATGGATGGTGACGCCATTCTATTTAACAGACAACCTACTTTACACAGAATGAGTATGATGTGTCATATTGCGCGTATTATGAAGCGCGGAGATACGTTCAGAATGAACGTTGCCGATAAACTTGGTGTCGGCAACAGGGGGCGTTAAAAGCGTGCTACCCCCTAGTGTCCACTTTTAGGAAAGGATTGAGCCAAATAGTTTGGTTCTAAAATTACTAAATATGGATGCAACATGAACAAATTGCCTGGAAGTTCCTTAGAGTCTTCACTACCACTCTAATTTTGAAAGAAATTAGAGGACCACGATTAATAGTCGTCAACAATGGTAAAAAAGTGAAGAATTGGATAATCAGCAGCCAAGCCCCTAAACTCGTTATGGTAAGAGCATGGGGAAGGTTCAGAGAGTAGATGTTTGTGGGTATCAAATGATGGCTTAACCAGCCAGATGATGCTTAAGGTGTATTCCAGCCTTACCAGAAATGGTAAGGATTCGTTAGACCAAACCGTACAATGCTGACTTTGATGGGGATAAAATTTCATCTTGTCCCCAACAGGCGACCGCTTATTAAGTTGTAGATAACACTTAATAAGGAAAACGTTGTAATATCTACTGATTCATTGGTTGAATCAATATAATCGCCTAGTCATTTAAATATAAAATAATATAAATATTTCTTGATTAAATATAATAATGGATAGTTTACTAGAAAAGGAAGAAGCGCATAAAATTATTGGTGAAATATATAAAATAACAAATTTAATAACAAATAAAATGTATATTGGACAAACTAGAAGTCATTACTTGAATAAAGGAAAATATAGACCATTTGGACATATGGGTAGATTTAAAAAACATTTAAATGAAGCAAGTAGAATAAATGTTAATTGTTCATGTAGATATTTGAATAGCACTATTAATAAATATGGTGCTACAAATTTCAACTGTGAATTATTAACTACTTGTAATATAAATGAACTAGATTACTATGAAATTAAGTATATTAGTGAGCTAGATACAAAATACCCAAATGGTTATAATTTGACAAATGGTGGTCAAAATTGTGGTTTTGAAAAGGGAAAAAAAATTGTATTAGAAGAAGAAATTAAACCAAAACAAGATATGAGTTTAAATCCTAATCTAAAAAGAAGTGAAAAAACAAAACAATTAATTTCCAAACGATTAACAGACTACAAAAGTGACCGAGACATTCAAGGTCGAAAAGATGACATGGAAAGAGTTCAAAAAATACACGCAATAAATAGATTTGATAAATATAAAAATATACCAATTGATAACAATATTGACAAATACATACATATTATAAAAAACAATACATTAAATTATGAATATGTTAGAGTAACAATTAATAAAATGCGAACTACTTTTGTAGGACAATATGAAACTATAGAAGAAATAAAAAATAGAGCAAGAAAATTTATATTAGATATATTAGAATGGCAACGTTTTCAAACTGCTGGAACTTCCTTAGAGCCTTCACTACCACTCTGATACCGAAAGGTTTTAGAGGAACTCGTTTAATTGACGAACCCAATGGTAAAAATGTGAATGGATTGGATAATCAGCAACCAAGCCCCTAACCTCGTTATGGTAAGAGTATGGGGAAGGCTCAGAGACTAGATGGAAGCGGGTTTCAAATGATGGCTTGACCAGCCTGATGAAGCACAAGGTATAGTCCGTCCTCTTAGGAAACTTTGAGGGTCTGTTTAATTTTGTGAGCATATATGGTCACAAATATTCAAATGGAGATGAATCTTCACATGCCACAGGACCCGGAGTCCGAGGCAGAATTAAAGAATTTGGCTGCAGTGCCATACCAGATAATCAGTCCTGGCAACAACTCGTCAATCATCGGCATCTATCAGGATTCCATGCTTGGTTGCTACAGGTTTACAAGAGAAAAGATAGACTTCACACAGAAAGACGCAATGAATTTACTAATGATGTTCAAACGCGTCAATCCATTTTCGAGTGACAAGAAACGCAGTGACAGAATCTCCAATTTCGAGATAATGTCGCAAATTTTGCCACCAATGTCTTTGAAAGTGAAAAATAAGCAATTTAACGGAGAGACTGAAAAATCAGACACTTCAAATAACATTATTGAAATAATCAATGGCAAATATATCCGCGGCCAAATGGACAAAGGTATTCTTGGTTCCGGCACCAAAGGTCTAATCCATCGCGTCTGTAACGACTATGGCAATATGGCGTCAGCTGAATTCGTAGACGACATCCAGAACATTGTTACTGAATACATGAAGCAAAGCGCGTTCAGTGTAGGCATCAGTGATTTGATTACGGACGACAAGACTAACCAAAAAATCATCAGTATTATTTCGGACAAGAAGACCGATGTCAAGAATCTAATTGACCAGGTCCAAATAGGTATATTCGAGAACAACTCAGGAAAATCAAACGAAGAAGAATTCGAGACCAAAATCAACAATATTCTTAGCAAAGCGCAGTCGGAAGCAGGCAGAGAAGCCCTCAAGAATTTGGACAAGGAGAATCGCTTCGTAATCATGTTCAATGCCGGTTCCAAAGGCACTGAAATTAACATCCAACAGATGACCGCTTGTCTTGGCCAACAGAACGTGGATGGTAAGCGTATTCCATACGGATTCGAACACAGAACGTTGCCTCATTTTCACAAGTATGATGATTCCCCGGCGGCACGTGGCTTCGTAGAGAGTTCCTATATCAACGGTCTATCGCCACAAGAGCTCTTCTTCCACGCAATGGGTGGTCGTATTGGTCTTATTGATACTGCCGTTAAAACTTCTACTACTGGTTATATCCAGCGCAGACTGATTAAAGGTCTAGAGGATTTGATGGTCAACTATGATATGACAATCAGAACTAATAAGAGCAAGATTGTCCAATTCTCATATGGCGATGATAACATTGATACAATTAAAGTTGAGAACCAAGAACTCCATATTGTCGAAATGAGTGTTCAGGAAATCTATGGTCACTACAATGTTCCTGATGATGCTAAGACAAAGACAAAATCGTTGTCAGGAATGTTTACCAAGGGAGCATTTGGTCGCCATAAGAAACAAGAGGAAAAAATGAATGAGAAATGTAAGTTTTACACTGACTATATGATTGAGAAGCGAGACGTAATTATCAAGAACATCTTTGGCAACAAGTCAGATAAAGTTGTTCGCGTCCCAGTGGCAT